AAGTTATTGATACTTAGGCATTTACCCCCCCCCACAACTTTTACGTCAGGTCCGAGGATAAAGTTTCCTGTACCTGCGTTGCCGAAGAGTTTGTGGGAATTTTTATCGTAAAAATATCCCACATCGCCTTTACGAACTGGTATTAAATCCAAATTACCTATTTTAAAATAATAGATAGGTAAGCCTATAAGCCTGTTACCATGAAGTCCAGCAGGAGTTTTGCAAGCAAATACAGTAATAGGTAACGGTGTCGTATATGTGGTATTTGGAAAAGTGGTTTTTTTACTACCATTAACATATACATTAAGACCTACTTTTTTTACAACTAATGGGCTTTCCGCCTCGGCAGCAGAAAATGTAAAATTTCTTTCATCTACTCCATTATTAACAATTAAAGTATGATTAGCCCATGATGAAATCATTAAAGAAAATCTTCGTTGCTTTTCCGCTTGCTGGGCACCAAAAATATACGGATACCCACTAACCATCTTATATCCGAATTTTACTTCATAATTCAAATTTGTGTTGCCTGTTATTCCCGTATCTATATAGGGACCTGCTGTATTGACTTGAAGATACTCAATCTCTGTATCATAAGGTTTAACGGCCATCAACTTTCTTCTTGAATAAACTTTCATACTCATAAATACCTCCTTTCCTTAATCTCTCGCCCAACCCACTATAATGCCATAATAAGCATCATCATTGCTATTGTACACAATATTGCACTCATAGTGCATGTTAGCCTCGATAGTCAGAGTTGAAGTCCACACGATGCCGCTCGGAACGGAGAATGTTGTCGCCGTTGCGCCACTATCGAAACTAAACTGATACTCGTTGAGTTCGTTGGCAATAGGTGTCGCCAAGGTGATGTCAAGACTTGCCATCTCTGGAAACTCATACATCTTATTGGGAGACAGAGTGACCGATGTGTCCGTTGACTCCATTTCCTCAATAATCTTTTTCGTGGCCTCGTCAACCGCAGTCTCACAGTCCATGATGCACTCCCACTTCGTAGCGTCTGTGAGCAGATTGCCTTCGTTGTTGTCCACCTTCGACACATACACTTTGGTTCTTTTCTCATTAGTCACCGTAGCAAGAATGGAGTATTTAGTGCTGTCGCTATAGACTCCATCTATCGTGATTCTTACTTTGCCGATTCTGAAAGTTGTTTTACTCATATCTATATAATATTTTAAGGTTCGTTATTTTCAAATATTAGGTAGCCGTCATCGTCAACGGAAAGGTTCCCCGCAAGGTGGCTTGCGAGGTCAGCCTTCTGGCCTTCCGTCATGTCGTCGTAAGTCATGGGGTCACCCTTGATATACATATTGGCTATCATTTCCAGGTCCTCCGACGAGAACTCCGCATCAGCAGGTATGCCAGCCTCGTCATCGTAACGTACAACCGATAGTTGCCACCGCTTGCGAGAAACATAAGTGTCCTCGCCACGCACAACACCGACCTCTACCTCATAGTCGCCAACGGTAAGTTCTGTGCCAATCCTAAACGACAGCACGTTGCCTTCTATCTTAGGGGTGTACCAGTTTGACTTGACCGCACACTTGATATTAACTGTCACCTCGTCGCTGCCTTGAACATTAAAGGGAGCGGTCTCGCCTGTCTCTATATCGACGAGTTCTTTTAATATGATGGCAACGTTCCGCGTGTTGCCGTACACCAATTTAACTTTTGCTTCATTATTCTCACTCATATCTTTGTCCTCCTTTCTTTTAGGTTGTTGTTATACATAAGTACCCTTCATCATCAACGCTGAAATCAAGTTCGGCATCAATGCTTTGGTTGGCTATCTCGTCAAGTACTTCTTGTACTATTTCGGGTACTACTTCTTGTACTACCTCCTCTACTATCTCTTGCTTTTCTTCTGGTGTCATATCTTGTCTCTCCTATTAATTATTATCGCCGCTAAGTTCTATAACGTTTGTTCCCAAGTTAACAACGCACCACTCATAGTGACCCGCCGTGCTACTCGGCATACATTGCAGTTCCACAATGCCATCGCAGAACAAAATCTCATATACGGGGTCGTATTGATTGATAAGCACAGGGTCGGTTGTGCTCACAGGAATACCCACGCCACGAATAACCTCTTTTCCTCCTGTAATTCCACCCGTATCTATCTCGCCAGCGCATACTTTTGTGGCATGACTCGCTTGAAGATAACCGATGTACGGATTATATATAACCACCCGCTGACCTACGTTGTTAATGTTAGTCGGGAGCCATATTTCCATACCAACTGCACCAACACGGAAACACCAAATGCCTTTAATGTCAACTTCATTGCCGTTAGCATCGTACATTTTATCGTTAAAACCGGGGGCGCAGAATAAATCGGCAGGCCTTGCACCTCTATCACAATAGCAATACGTTTCCAAATCAGCGAACTGCGTTTGGTAACTCTTAGCATTCAGAGTTCCCTCAAAAATACCATCAACTGCATGTAATGTTCCCGTAGCAGGATCTATGCTTATCTTCTCCGTCTCTCCCGTAGGTGGAATAAAACTTACTTTGCCAGCAATTAGTCGTATCTCCGAATTATCTCCATCAATATGCACTCCTGCGGTTTCAAGGTCGTCTTTCTTTGCGGACAAAGACACACCGTGGCTATTCTGTGTTATCGCCGTTGACAACTCTTGTGTTGTTAGATGTCCGTCCTCGTCATATACCGCCACTTGCATTCTTGACACCGACTCCATAGTGTCATTTCGCACTGACATCTTCCACGTTCCTAACAAGTTCGCCGCCCAGTTAAAGGTAAGAGTGGTGTCGGGAGTCTGACTCGTCGATGTTGGGTCAAGCCACACACCGAGAACAACACTACCGTTTGGATAGTAAACGCCTTGACCGTCCTGACCTAATGTCAGCGAGGTAATCTGATTGCCCGCCGTCGTAGCGGTACAATTAGTGGAAGATTGTATTGCCACCTTGTAACTGTTCGGTGCAAGAGGTGTCGTGCCTTTCCACACGTTCACCGTTGCCACAAAACTGCTTGGAGAAGGCGTAAAGGTGTCTGTATTGTCCTCATTCTGCTCGAAGATAACTGTGGCAGGGTCTAACGTCACACTAATGCCGTCAACTCCGTCAGCACCTTGTATCACACCCAAGTCAGCCCATGCGGAAGAACTTCCGTCAGCATTCCATAGGTGTCCGTCTTCGTTGTTGTCGGCATCTTTAGCAAGGTAGTTTACCTCGTTAAGAATAGCAACTTGTGCCATCCTACTCCCATCATAGTTCCACAATGTAGCGAGAGGATTACCGCTATCATCCTCATCACACAAATAATAACCAACAACAGGACTTGGTGTGTCCGAAATATAGTCATTAAGGTCATCCCACGACTCGTAATGTGCAACTCCTCTCTCAAACTCTATCGACTTTCCCACAATCCTTATCTTGTCAGTCCATGTAGTGCCGCCGTCATAAGAGTAGTGAACGTAGATATGTCCGTGACTTTCTTTGAAAGCATTTTCCCATGTGATGCCGTCGGCAGAGTATTGAGCAAGCACACTCGCGGCGGCTTTCTGCACTATCATAGGTATGGTAGCATCGGCATACTTCGTCTCGCCGTTATGAGTAAACTCTACATGTACTACAATGTCGGTAGGGTTAATAACAGGATGGAATGTTCTCTGCCCTTCTATGGTTATTTGTCTCTCTGGAACATATTCCCATGTTACCCCAACACTGTTTGTGTTTGGCGTTACATCATCCACAACAATGCCGAAAGCGTATGTGTACATCTGCCCCGTAAGGTTAAGCCAGTTGTTATACCACCTAATCCTGCTATTTACCAAGTTCCAATTAGCGACAGGTATCTGCTCGCCGTCAACATACACCTCGATAGTCGTAGGCAGACCTGTGGCGGCACTGATGTTCCTTATCTTGCCCTCGTAGTTGGCACTAACAACGGCATTGGCACTATCCACCTCTAACTGTGGAGTGCTTGCACCACGACGGGCATATACTTGCCATATCGTAGGAACACTTTCCGAGGGTTCTACCTGCGTTGTCGTTCCAACGGCAACAACACACAACCAAGTGGAGCCGTGATGCTGCACAATGTCGTTATGTCCGTAGAATTGATTGCTTTGCCATGCGCCTCTCTCGCAAGTGAGAGTAGAACTGCCCGTTCCGCTTGCTGATAGTATCTCGAACTTGTCTGCCCTAACAAACACACCTCTTGGCGACTGCTTTTGGATAACATATCTTTCGAGGTCGTATGGGTAATCCACATCACCACCGATGCCCGAATACATCTTAACACATGGAACGCCCGAACTTTGAGGGTCGCTTGCGTTGGGGTCGTAAGTGATGTATTGCAATGCACCACCTCTTTCCTCAGGAATAATCTGATTGCCGAGGCATGCAACATCATCACCTGCCTCTGGCGCGTCATTTAGATTCTGCCCTTCACTTGTCTCGTAACCCTTACAGTTCTTTGTTATACCGTCAACGGTCAAGGTTATCAATGGTCTGTTTGACAAGTCGATGTAAGCATACTCCGTTCCCTCGATAGTGTCATATCCCGTAGCCTCCACGATACGCCAATATCTCTTGTTAGAGGTGTAACCGCTCATAGTATGCCCGTCCTTATCGTGGGTGCGCAGGTTAAAGGTCTGGCAGAATGCTTGGTCGCCAACCTTCCAGTTATTCTCAACGGCTTTCTTCGCTTCCTTGTCATCCGCAGTCCAGTAGCAGCGGTAATATGCCACCTCTGCCGTCTCGTCCTCCTTCCACACACCGAAGAACCGACCCGCAGCATGCACCAGCTTATATCCCCACGACAGACCGAAGCCGTAACGTCGCGCATGCCACTTGTCTTTTATCTCTTCATCGTCGGCATTGAACTTCTTGACCAAGGCAAGCGTATTGCCAGCAGGACTCTCTATCCTGTTGCCGGCCGAATGCTCTATCTTCCGTATCTCCAGAGAGGCAAAGAACGCCTTAACGCGAGCAGAGAAGTAATCGGTAATCAAATGACTCTTTCCCTCGCTGTCCTCCCATACCTTGAAACCCTTGTCCGTGATGATGTCCGTGCCGCTATAGCCCTCCGACTGCGTGCTTTGCATCCTGATGTCACGGAGCGAGGCATCCCCGTCCTCTGTTATGCCATGACTGCCGTCCCCAAACAATACGCCCTTCACAAAGGTTATCACCTCGAGGGCTTTGTCTGCTATCCTTTTATTCAAAAAATGGCGATGAGACGCCCGGGCGCTGTAAAGATTGTTGTCTGTAGGTTCTGTGCCTTCCCAACTCTTGATAACGTCTGGTAGATTAATGCTATTAACTTGGGTACGAGTGTCATTTCTCACGCCGTTGATGGCATCATCTATTTTTTCCAGTGAACGCGTCGAGAGGGCATCACTGATTTCCAAATCCATCTGGCTCGGAAGCGTCACATGGCGGATGATTTTCGTTATGCGGCTTGCACGGTAGCCCGTGTCAGGGAAATACTCCTGGCTCACCAGACGGATTCTGCGGCCTATATACAACTCCACGTCCTCATCTTCTATCCACACATGATCAGTAGGTGCCTTGTAGCACGACACATCCAGTGCGTGCTTCGAGTTGTACTCATTCACAGCACTCTCGAATTCCTGCTCCGCCAAACCATAGTACTCGTCAGGCATCCTGATGTTCCATAGAATATATCGGTCACCCACCTTGGGCACCAGCGTACCACCAGGCAACTGCGTGTCGTCATCGTATGGCCATATAGTGATAATCTCAAACTCCCTCGTCTCACTGTTGTAGTTCACCTCGAAATAGTGATCCTCGTCAGCACCCAGACCGGCAAGTTCACTCCCCTCCTGAAAACTCACGTGCTTCACCAGACCGCCTATTTCATAGTCATTGGGGTCAAACGTCAGATTATCGTCTTTGAAATAATAAATGGTGAAAGGGTTGCCGTCGCTGTCCTGCACGTTCTCACTGCGAACAGAGCTCACCACACCCACACGTCGCGGATAGATGCCTGAGAAGGCCTCCTGCTCGTAGTGGTGGATAACTCCGTAACGCTCTGCGTTCACGTCCACATACTTCACGCCTCCGGGCAACTGCAAACGGCTCGCACCGTATCGTTCGGGGTCAATGTTCCTGCTGCTGCCTATTGGGAACAGACGCGTGTAGAACTTCGCATTGTCGGCCACGTCCCTGTCAAGGCTGGTCAGACCGGCACCGTAGGCCAGCGTCAGCTCCTCACCGTGCTCACAGCGGCATAGGTTTACAGTCTCGCCCTCTATCCACCACTCCGCACCAACCTTCTCTGCAAGTTCTTTAAGACCCTCGTCGCAGTATTTCCCGAAGTAGTCTATCACAACATTGTCCGTGCCCTCCACCGTACCAACCTTCCAGTCGCTCGTGTTCATACCGGAATTGATACTCTGAACAATCAGACGCATGTGATCGATCGGACGGGCAGTCAGCGTGAACACCGCTTCATTCTCACCGTCCACCGTCTTCAGCACCAGGAAACGCTTAATCAGGCTCTCTATGCCGTACAGCTTCACGTTGTACTCCCATTCCACAGTGCTCTTCTCATTCGGCAGGTATTTCTCCACAGCCCAGTAACGCTCACCCTCAAAGTCCACGTAGTCGTTCACGTCTATGCCTACATACTCGTAGAGAGTGAACGAAAGGCTCAGCACGTTGTCGCCCTGGATCTCCTTGTCCTGGGTGCTCGTGTCGTTCGGCGAGAGCGTCGCCTTCACACTCCCCGTTTGGTCGTATAGCGTCAGAAGCATATTCTAATGATATTATAATGTCGTTAAATGATCGGGCTAGGTTCCCTGAACTTCACCTTGTAGCGGCTCGCTTGCACACCCTCCTTCCAGAGGTACGTCAGTGGACGGTAGGCGCCGCTCTCTACATAGAACACGCGCAAAGTCAGGTTCAGTTCAGTGAACGTGATATTTAGCCAGCCGTTAGTGCCAGCCTTCAGGAACTGGATAAAATCCATGTAGTTCTGAAGCCAGTCGGCTTTTGTGGCAGCATACTGCGCGAAGTGGAGCGTCACGTCGCGTTCCTCGTTCGCCACAACCAGACTTTGGGAATAGCGTTTGCCGTTCTGCTCCCTGATATTCACGCCGACGTGACTTTTCACCTTGCTCGCCGTCATGATGGCGGTCAGGTTCTCCCTGCCGCCTTTCTTCTCCTCTGTCAGAAACACGCCGTATCGCTGCCAGATGTCGATGCCGTTCACCAGCACCAGACCGTTCAGTATATGTTGTTGCTGTGCCATGTCACTTCACTTTGAGTCCGTCACGTTTGATAATCTTGATGTCGTTCTTTATCTCGTCAAGGCTCGATGCGCTGCTGCCAGTATGCTCCTCTATCTTTTTCAGAGTGTCACCGGCGGCACCTATCTGGACTGATACGTCGGTCATTTTGTCGTCCATGCTCGCCCAGTGCATCTGGCCGCTAACAAACAATCCCTCCAGTTTTGTACCCTGGTCCTGGCTCATCGTAGTGAACGCACCGGCCTTGCCGCTCTGCGTCACACCGCTGTTCTCACCAGTCGCCTGGATGATGCCCTCGGAGCGCAGCGTCTCGATATCCTTCTTTGCACTCTCCACATAGCCTTCATATTCGGCTTTCAGCGCATCCAGACGCTGGCGGTATTCCTCGTCGGTAATATCGTTGTTGGTCCGTTCCTCGTTCAGCTTCGCCAGGTTCTCATACCAGTCCTCCAGATTCTTCTGGAACTTCGCACCCACAAGGTTGTTCACCGCCATCTTGTTCACCATCTTCTGCCAGTTCTCGGCAATGTCGTCCATCACGTCCTCGCTGCCGTCGGCCAACTCATACAGCGAGTTAAGGAAGTCGTCAAACACGTTGTCCTTCGTCGTGGTCGTCAGGTTCTCATACAGGGCATCCGTGATTTCCTCCAACTTGCCCGCCTGCTCGATGTAGTCGTTAAGCTTCTCTGCAACACGACCACCGTAGTCGCCCTTGCCCGTCGTTAGAATCTGTTCCCACATATCGACATTGCTGCGCAGCATCTTCATCTCCTCCGGACTCAGGCTCCACAAGTCACCGTTCCACTGACGGCCTATCTGCCCGCTAAGGCGGTCTATCTGTTCCTGACTGTAGCCGCCCCAGTAGTAGTTCCAACTGTGGTGCGCACTGTGATACCCCGCTTGGGCCTGCGCTATAGCCTTGTAGTTGGCATTAGTCTCCTCCTGCAACTGGCGGGCTCGGGTCGATGCATCAATGGCACTGGCACCGCGGGCACTCTTCATCTCGTCCGTCAGGTCTTCAATGGCCTGCTCCAGCAACTCGTTCCTTTTCGTCAGGCGGTCTATTGTCTCAGCAACCTCCTCCGCATTAGAGTTCGTGAACCAGTCGCTTGCAGAACTGCTCAGCGCACCAAAGGTGAGGATGTTGCCGATGCGACCGATAACACCGTCCAGCAAACCGCCCACACCGTTCACTACTATAGCCTTCAGAACATGATACAGGTTCTCCGGCAAGTCGAAAATGGCATCAATTAAGTTGCCAACAGCGTCCAATATGCTCACCACAAGGTCGTCAATCCATCGTAGGCTGATAAGTTCCGTCGCTCTATCCAAGATACCTGTCACAAAGTTCTTGATGCCGTTAGCCAAGTCCAGTATCAGTTTCGGGATTTGTGCCACAATACCTATAATACTGCCCATACCACTCGACAGCAAGCCTCCTATGCCGTTGCCAATACTGCCAAGTGTACTGCCTATCCCACTGCTCAGCGTAGTACCTATCGTTTTCGCCATGCCGTCGCCCATCTGGGGAAGCAGCGAGTCAAGCGTACCCTTCAACTTATCAATGTTGCCAACTGCACTCTGAATGCCACCGAAACCGTCAGCACCCGTCCAGCCCTTGGCGTTGTTCAGGGCGGTAGTCAGACCGCTCGTGAAGTTCGCAACCTCCTCACTCGTACGGTTCAGGGCATTGCCGAAAGCCTCCATGTCCTCACGAGCCCTCGCGGTGGCGTCACCAAGTTCCATAGCACGGGCTTCCAGCTTCTTGTATTCTTCTGCCGTTATCTCACCGGCAGCCAGACGTTTCTTCCCTTCTTCACGCGCTCGCACGGCAGCATCCTCTTCCTTCTTCGCCTTGTCATAGGCGGCAACGGCAGCCGTGAAGTCTTTGATGGCCTTATCCAGGCTCTGCCACGTCACGCTCTGGTCGGTACCGACATATTTCCGCATCTCCTGGATCAGTTCCGTCACCTTCTGCTGGGTCTCGGCATCGGCATTTCTGTAGTCGTCCGTCTTCACAAACGCCTCCAGCTGCTCCATCATCGGAACCATCATCTCCTTCGTCAGGTCACCGACACCGCTGAATAGGGCGTGCCAGTCAATACCACGCGATATATTCTCGAAGGTCAGGCTCGCTTCTTTCTGCAGCCTTTCCTTATTCAATTTCTTCTTTTGCCATTGCTTGGTGGCTTCGTCTGCTTCCGACACCTCCACGTCAGCAATCTTTTGTGCGTATTCCTCGGCTATCGCCAGTTTCTGTTGCTGGTAGGAACCGTATTCTTTCAGGTACTCAACCATAGCCTGGATTTCAGCCCTGCGACGCACACGCTCCTGTTCTGCCTCCTCCTTGGCTATCTCTGCCTCTCCAGCATCGAACTTGGATTTGGCAAGTTTCCGGGCATCATCCAGTGCGGCTTCCTGATCCTGGCTTAACTCTCCTTTTTGAGCAGCACGCCATTTCTTCTCAAGGTCACTGAGTTCTTTTATCTCCCTGTCGTAGTTAGCTTTCAACTGGAGTCTCTTCTTCTCAAAACCATCAGACTTCAGGTCCAACTCTGCCTGAAGGTTCTTTTCCTGTAGTTTCGATAGTTCGCTGGCACGTTGTTCCTCCTTTTTCAAATCATCAGACTTGCCAGTTTTATCAGACTTGCCAGATCCTTGATTAGAGCGGACATTGGCTGCAGTCAATAACTTCGCAGCCTCTTCCTTCAATTCACGTTCCCTATCCAAAGCGTCTTCTGCGGCACGCTCTGCAACACTCGCTGCAGTAGCCAAATGGTCGGCTTCCATGTTTGCCTCCCTTTTGATACTACGGCTAAAGTCAAAGTCCCAACCAACACCGAGAATACCTGCCACATAGTCACCTGTCGTAGGATTAGAGCGACGCTGCGACGCCTGCTCACGGTTCGTTAATGCTTCCTGATATTTCTGTGTCGCCAAAGCAGCATAGGCAGCTGCTTTCGCACGCAATTTCATGCTCTCTATTACAACTTCTGTATTGCGGGCAAAGACATTTTCTGCATCCCTGACATCATCAATAGAGATACCCAGTTGTTTGAACTCCTCCTTGTTGGCTTCTACCCATTTACGTTTCTCGTCATTATTAGTCAGGCGGTCCCATTCCTCCTTAAGACGCGAAAGACGAGCATGATTTTCACCATATTCCCTACTGGCACCCTGAAGGGCTTCAATATACTCCTTGGTCTTCTGAGATGCACGTTCCTGAGATTCCGAGAAACGGTTCCACAACACTATGAGGCCTGTCACAACAAGCGACAAGCCCATAGTCAGGGCGGCCGTAAGTGCTGTTGCTGCTGTGGTCGAGATACCAAGGGCAGCAGCAAGTCTGCCGTTAGCGGCAGTAAGCAGGTCTTTCGCCTTGGTTACCGTAACAAGCCTGAAGGCGGAATCTTTATTAAGAGCATTGAAAGCCTGTTGAAGACCCATCGTGATAGCCATAACACTCTGGACACGGGCCTGGACCTTCTGCAGGTTCTCATTCTCTGACGCAAATAGTGATACTGCACCGGTGGCAGCCGTGAAAGCTCCAGACAAGCCATTAACACCGGCTGTAAAACCCTTAAGGCTGGCATCATCATCTGACAATATCTGGGTCTGGCGCCTTACGTCACCAATGGTGTCGGCAAGACGAGCAGCTTCGGCAGACATATCTTCATATTCTTTAGTGTTCTGCTGGCCAGTCAAGCGCATTCGCGTCAACTGGTCGTTCAGCAAACGCAAACGACCAGACAAACGCTCAACACCATCACCTCCCTTGTTAGATAGGGAATTCATGGCATCCTCAAAACTTCTCTCACCTTCGTCAGTAAGAGACATGAAAGAGGATGTCATGTCATCAACACCCTTCTTGGAAGTTTGAAGGCGGGACTCAAGTTGGAGAAGTTCTGCTTCGGCTCCATCAAGTTCTTCCTTGCAAAGGCTAATAGAGTTTGAAAGGGTTGTCCATTGAGCGGTACCACGTGACAGACCTGCAAGATCTGACTCCATTTTACCCAGCGAAGAGCGTAAGCCATCAATGACCTTCTGTTGGGATATTATATCCTGTTCCAATTGTTCAACACCGCGACGGGCAACGGAAAGGAGTTGCTCTATAGCACTTTTTCCCTTGTCTATTCCTGGCGTAAGTCGGTCCTTCATCAGGAACTCTATCTCTACGGGTTTCATTGGCTATTGTTTTAACCTGCTCTGGAAAAAGCCTACTATGTCTCCAGCTTCCTCCTCGGCACTTCTGTTGTCGTTATCTTTTTTCTTCTGGTCCACATAGCGAGGAGCGTCAGCTATCATCATGATCAGCGTCTGGTAGTTCACACCGTGAAGGATATACTCCACACTCCAGCCTGTCGCACTCGCTATCTGCCAGATAAATCCGAAAGGGCTATGGGAGCCTTCCCAGCGGCTCTTTAACTCCCCTTCTTTCTGCGGCTCAGTCTCAGCTTCATCGGATTCGCTATCTCGGCTGATCTGATAATAGGCGTAAAAGACTCCGTACCCATTAGGGTCACGAACTTCTCAAAAGCGCCTTTCTGATACTCCCACTTCATGAAGTGGCGGATAAACCACGACAAGACACAAGTGGGCAACCACCAGTGGGGCATCGTCAGCGCAATCATGCGGCTCAGTTTCATACCGTGCTTCGCCAGGAACTGCATCTGACCGTCGTAGTCCAGACCCTCAAATTCCTCCAGCGTCATGCCGACACTCAGCCAAGTCCGGGCTATCTGTATCTGACAGGCCATCGTGGGGCGGTGCATCGTAAGCCTCAAACGCAAAGGCTCCTTCCTGAAAGGCAACTTCAAATCCTTGAGAGGGAGGGAAACGCCCACGTTCAGCAAGGCTTCCGCTCCCTCTCTTTGGATTTGTCGGATGATACGCGCGTCCATCAGCCTTCACCCGGGGTGTCGTTGATTTCGTATGGAGCGCCACCATTAGTAGGCTTGTTCACCTTCAACTGGCATTCCACTTTCGACACTTCGGTCAAGGTCAGCTTGCCGCCAAGGTTCGCCAGGATAGTGCCGTTCGGAATGGTCATCGTCTGACCGCTCACGAAGTCGATGGTCCACTGGCCGTTCTTCTCGACGAGGCTCGTCGGAGCTTTCCAACCGGTGACGATGGCGTTCTGGCCCTCTCCAGTAGTTACCAAAGTGCCACCGAGGATGTTGTGAAGGTTCTCGTAGTCCAACTGAATCAGGTTGAACGTCGGGCTGATCTGACCGTTCTTCTGAATCAAGGTCAACACAGGGGCGTCGGGCACCTGCTCAGCCTCTACGTCAGTGGTCTCGGGCTTTGTGCCGCCCCAGTCCCAGCTGCCTTTCTCGATGTAACCGATGGTGTCGTTACCAAATTTCACGGCTGCTATGCCGTAGATAAAATTCTTGTTCATTTTTTCAGTTTTATAAAGATGATTGTTGCTAATATACCGGACAATAGTCCGTAAAAATACCATTCCAATGCCGTTAAAACACCGTTAGGAGGCTTCTCCTTTTGTTCGCTATGCTGCGACGCTGTCGCGGCAAAAGAGCGGCACGCCTCCGACAGAAGATCAGCGTAGTCTTGGTGAAGGGTCCTGATGCTGCGCTCGTAGCGCTCGCATTGCAGTTCCAGACTGTCACACGACGCATAAACGTAGAGATACTCCGGCTCTGTCGGCGTGGCGGCGAGACGGCTCACCTTAATGCTCGCCTGGCCGTTGCGGTCTGAGTAGCTCGCACCGGGCGGGAGACTACGCAGACTGTCCGTCGCTATCGTCAGACTCACCTCCGACTTCGGAACCCGCAACGGCACCGTACGTACCTCCACCAACTCGCTTGCGCTGTCCCGCGCGAGATGGCGGCCGAGCACGCTCTGGTGCTGTGTCAACGTCTGTTCCCCTCTCTCCGTTACGCTCTTTCGGCGTGTCGCGCATCCGCTCAAGAACAGGGCACTCATCGCTATAACGGCAACTGTTTGCACTGTCAACAGCCTTGCGGAAACGCGCAACCTCACGCTTGAGAGCGCATAGTTCCTTTCTCGTCTCATTCAACTCTTGTTTTAACGGGTCAACAATGTTCTCAATCAATATACGGGTGGCGTTCTCAGTGTTCGTGATCTTCACAGTGTCACTCTCAGCCAATGCCTTCTCCGCCTCCGCACGAGCCTTCTTCAACGCGCTGCGGATGGTCACAATGCTGATAACGGCACCTACAAGGCTGCCGCCCAACACAACGTTCAATATCTCACTGAGCTCCATTTCCATTTCAGTTTCATGTTCACTATGCTGCGACGCCGTCGCAGCCCTGTCTCTTCAGTTCCCTGTCATGTGTGCTGCGACGCCGTCGCAGCACTATTGATTGATTCCTATCTCCTTAAGCCACTTCTGAACGTCAAAGCTCGGACAGGCCTTAGGCGCAACCTCCCTGTGGCCGATGATCTTCACCTTCGGGAAACGCTTGTGGAAGTCCAGCACATATTTCTTCAGGGCTTCCTTCTGCGCTGGTGTCCGGGTGTCTTTCGCCTTCTTCGCGTCGTTGGCGTCAACACCGCCTACATACACCACATGACGGCTGATGGCGTTGTACCCCTTCGCGCCGTTGGTGATCTCCCAAGGGTCCACCTGGGCGTCCTCGTTGTTCTTTACCAGACGCTCAACACGGCCGTCCAGGTGGATCATGTCCGTGTAACCCACCTGCTTCCAGCCACGACCACCCTTCTCCACAGGGTCTGTGTGCCATCGGCGTATCTCCGCAGAGCTTACCTCACGGCCTGGTTTCGTGGCTGTGCAGTGGATTACAAGATATTGAAGAGGCTTGCTCATTTCTTCTCGACTTTAGACGCCTCACCTTCAGCAGGAGCTTCAGGTGCCGGCTCCTCTGCAGGGGCCTCCTCTGCAGGAGCTTCCACGCCAAGGGTCACGGTGGCGGCCTTCTTGCCTTTGTACTCGGCGCACAGGCCACGGTTAACGAGGTCCGCTGCACGCTCTTTGTCCTTCACGTCCAGGATGGTGCCCGGCTCATATACCGTCACATGGTCCTCCTTGTCACGGAAGGTCTTCTTTACTATCTGTTTCATAATTTATTAATTTTCAATTTTCAATTCTCAATTGTCAATTATCCCTCAGGAACAGTAGCTGACGCCTGGTAGCCGCTTCTGATCACACCGCCCGCATCGGCCTTCTTAGGCAGACACACGAACATGTGGCGGAAGTTTATCTTGTTGCGCTGGTACTCGGGGTCGGTGGCTGCCTCGCTGAAGTACATCTTCGTAGAGCCTGTGGCCTTGAACACACGGGGAACATAGAACGCAAACGAGCACTGGAACTCTCCCGTAGAAGCTGTTGCGCCAACGGCCTTCTTCACACCGGCAGTGGTGTACAGCGGGTTGTTCGCAAACTCGTAGATGTTGAAGCCGAACAGCTTGCCTACGGTACCGTCGGCGCGGTTGATGTTGTACTGCTCCTTGAACACCTGGCTCGTCTCCAGCAGGTCGTTCACATGGTCGGTGCACAATACCAGACGGCGGTTGTCGGCTGGAACCTTCAGCTTGTCCAGCGCACGCTTCAGGTTGATGATGTCCTGAACGCACAACTTCAAGCGCCCGGTGTCCGCATCGCGCTCGCCGGTGGTCACCAGTACCGGGGTAGTGGCACTGTTCTGCTGGGCACACAGGGCATGGGCGGCCTTCGCAAACTTCGAGTCGTTGATAGCATTGCCGTGACTCTCCTTCACACGCTGCATCTTGTCATACGAGATGGCATACAGCTCGTCGTCGGTCACAGGCGTCACCTTCGTCTGGAACTTGTCCAGCTGGATGGCGATGTCGGCGTCATCAAGGGCCTGCAAAGGAATTGGATAGGTAGTGTTGTTGATAAGAACGTCAGGGTCAACACCTACCTCCACCAGGTGAATCACGTCGTTGTTCACAATACTCGAACTGTCGGGGATGCCGTCAAGCCACGTGGCTTCCAAACCACGACGAAGGTACTTCACAAGCTCGCCTGTCCAAATCTCGGTATACACACCGGAAAGGAGACTGCCGGAAGGGACTACGCTGCCAATGGTGGCGGCAACAACATTTAGACCGACAGCACCCACGGTGGGGTCAACGCCGACCACGGCAGCCATGGTGCTGCCCATCACGCAGTTCACAAGAACCGCTACGATCATTCCAATAAATCTTTTCATAATTATCAATTATCAATTTTCAATTATCAATTAAAGAATACACTCCATACCGTACTCAGCCTTGTACAGTTTCTTGTACTGAGCGGGGTTCTCCTCGCGCAGCTTCGCCAGTTCTTCACTCGGAACGTCACTCAGCTTCTTCCACTGTCCACTTTGCTGCGACGATGTCGCTGCACCGCCACTTACAAGGTTACTCAGCTTCACCTGAGCCGACATCGCGCCAAAGGTCTTCTCCAACTCATCGGCACCGATCTTCTTACCGAGGTCCATGAACTGCTGCTTCTTGTCCTCGCCGATTTTCTTCTCGGCAATGGCAGCGTCAACAATACTCTCAATACGAGCGGCACGCAGCGTGTCGCGTTCCTGGCGCAGGGTCTCTGCCTCTGCACCGTCTGCCTGAAGCTTTGCCAGCGCAGCCTCGATGGTCGCTTCGTCGGCATCTTTAGGCAAGCCCAACTGAAGGGCTAACTTCTCTTGATCCATTTGCTTTGGTTTTTGATTTTTGTTAATAATGGTTCCGTATGCTGCGACGCCGTCGCAGCCAAGCAACGGCAACGCCGTCACCTTTTCAAATCGCATAACTCTCCCCTCGCCCTTTGGAGAGGGGTTAGGGGTGAGGCTCTTCCTTAGCACGATAGCATCGTCGTTAGCGCCGATGTCAACAAGCGACACCTCAAACAGCTTGCTCTTGCTGATAGTAGGACAGGTCTGACCCTGCACAAGGTGCTTCGGGTCCTCGCTCAGTTCCAGAATGTCAATGCCTACGCTCACCATCTTCAGACTACCGAACTCCCACTGCTTCTTGCAGCGCTGGCTAAGTTCCGTGGCCTCGTCAAACATCAGTTCGCCGGTAACCTCGGCACCTTCAACCCTCAGGTCTTTAACATAGCCGATCACCTGACCGCGCTCGTGCATATACAATAGTACAGGGTTACGGTTGTACTGATCCACGTTCATGCCGCTCGTCAGCACCCTCGTGCCGTAACTGTTCAGACTCTCATTGCTGATTCTTACTCTCTTCGTCTTGCTCATAAAGTTCAATGTTCAATGTCAATTATCCGTTACCTATGCTGCGATGCCATCGCAGCTGCATGTTTTCTTCGCAAAATTGCGCATTTTATGTCAACCCGCAAAAAAAGTGTGAAACCGTTGCGCACTTCTCTGAAACCCTTGCGCACATTTTTCTCTTAATCGCTGAAAATAGCCAACTTTGCAGAAAACAGTCACGTATGTTATGGCTCTGCCATAACTAAAACAACAAAGAAACATGAAAAAAACAGAAACAAAAAAATCACTCGCACGCTCTCTCTATATGTCTGGAATGGAGATACAGGAGATCGCAGCACAGGTGGAAACGTCAAGACAGACACTGTCCAAATGGTGCGCAGAGGGGGCGTGGAAGGAGGCACGAGCTGCCAAGAACATCTCACGACCGGAACTCGTCAACAAACTGCTCCTCGCAATCGACAACCTCATCGCACAGGTCAACGAGTCCGGAGACCCAGAGGCTATCGGGGCTCTCGCAGACAAACTGTCCAAACTCTCGTCAACCATCGAGAAACTCGACAAAAAGGCGAACGTCATCGACGCCATAGAGGTATTCATGGCGTTCAACCGATGGATTCAGGACCAGGCATGCTACGACCCGGAGATCACACCGGAACTCATCAAGGCAATCAACAAGTACCAGAACAAGTTCCTCATGGAGAAGATGTCTTCACCATCATCTTTATAATGTCCAGTATGCTGCGACACTGTCGCAGCCACAATCTCAAAAGGAAACACCATGCCTACAATCAGCGATTTAAAGAAAATACAGGAGGAGTGGAGAGAGCATTGCCGGCAGATACAATCACTCACCGACACCAAAAGTCTACAGCGCGAGAACGCCACACAGAAGGAGCAGCGCATACGACGACTCCAGCGTGACTATGCAGCGTTCTGCGAGTATTACTTCCCGCATTTCCTCACACTGCGCGACAAGGTGACGGGCGAGGCCATACGAACCGTACACAATGCGCCGTTCCACAACGCGGCTGCCAGACTCGTAAAGAACACGCCAAACCTCAAGGCGGTATTCAAGTGGCCGCGAGGACACGCCAAGTCCACCCACTTCGATATCTTCATGCCGCTCTGGCTCATGTTCCAGCCCAAACGCCTGATTAACTTCATGGTCATAGTAGGCAAGTCCGAGGACTCTGCCGACCGTCTCCTGGGCGACATCCAGGCGGAACTCCAGTATAACAAACGCATCATTGCCGACTTCGGGGTTAAACGCCCGACGGGTCAGTGGACCGAAGGTGAGTTCTCATGTTTCATCTCCCCTCCATACGGGGGAGGGGCTGGGGGTGGGGCTGTCTCCTTCCTGGCGTGTGGACGTGGGCAGTCACCGCGTGGTCTCCGTAAGCGGGAGGCGCGTCCTGACTATATCGTCATCGACGACCTCGACGACGACGAGCTATGCCGCAACGAGCGACGTGTCCGTGAACTTACCGACTGGGTGAAGGAGGCACTTTTCGGTGCGCTGGATGTAGGACGTGGCCGCTTCCTCATGGTCGGCAACCTCATCTCCAAGACTTCTGTCCTGGCGAATATCTGTGCCACACCAGGAGTGCACGTCTCGACGGTTTATGCCGTCGACAGCGAGGGAAACCCTGTCTGGAAAGAAAAATGGACCAAGGAGGAGGCACGCGAGTACATGGAGTTCGTGGGCTATCGCGCCTGGAACAAGGAGATGATGCACAACCCCATCGTCGAGGGCACAGTCTTCCGTCAGGAGTGGATTCGCTGGGCGAAGCGTCCGGCGTGGAAGGAATTTACCGAATTCGTCCTCTACATCGACCCGTCCTGGAAAAGCAAGAAGACCAACGACACCAAGGCGGCCAAACTATGGGCAAAGCGCAAGACGGAGCTCTGGCACCTCCGCGCTTTCGTGCGCAAGGCATCGGTAGCGGAACTGGTGCGTTGGTGTTACGACCTCTACGAGTGGAGCCAGGAAGTAGGTATTGCAATACGCTTTGCGATGGAGGCCTCATTCATGCAGGATATGATACTCGACGACTTTACTGAGGAGGGCAATCTGCGTGGCTACCAACTCCCCATCACAGGCGACACACGAAAGAAACCGGACAAGTTCCAGCGCATAGAGGCAATCAGCCCGCTATGGGAGCGCGGCTTCGTGTTCTACGACAAATCGCAAAAGGAAGACCCCGACATGCAAGCGGGACTCGACCAGCTGCTGGCGTTCGAGAAGGGTATGTCAGGAAACGACGACGCACCCGACGCCGACGAGGGGGCCATCTATATCCTCCAGAAATCAACCCGGCAACAAACCTATCAACCCAGGTTCGGCAAACGACCAACCTCAAAAAACATCTGGTAGTTCACTATGCTGCGACGCCGTCGCAGCCAAAAATAGAAAACAATGCTACAACTCATTAAAGACATCATCTTCGGATTCCGCTTCAAAAGGGCCGTCAAGAAAGCAGACCGCTTGCACCATCTAACGCACCGAAAATACATGGTGCTAGTCATTAACCATAAACTCGAGGTCCTCTCAAAGCAGGAGCTCAGAAAGTTCGTCGCTAACGGCATATTCCGCAAGGGAACAACCGTTCAGAACATCGAACAGAAGGCTCTCTACATCACCCTGTAAATTGTAAATTGAAAATTGTCAAATTGTAAATTATCCATATGTTTATCACAGACCAAGACTATAAGGTAGTCATAGGAGAACAGGCACTCAAGGTTATCTCGCAGGTAAGCGAGAATAACAGAATAAATGCCGAGCAAGAGGCAATAGAGGAGATAAGCTCTTACCTCAGACCAAAATACGACACCAATGCCGTATTCACAAACATAGACAGAAACAGTCTCATCGTCATGTACGCATGCGACATCGCTCTGTACCACATGGCAGCATCCGCACCGCAGAAAATGGGAATGGAGATACGAAAGGAACGGTACGAACGGGCCATCAAGTGGCTCGAGGGAGTACAGGCAGGGAAAATAGTGCCCGACCTGCCACTCGCAACAGACCAAGAAGGAGAACTCATAGGGGGGACTATAGTGTGCGGCTCGCAGAAACCGCTAAGACATAACTGGTAGTTCACTATGCCGCGACGCCGTCGCAGCCATAAATATATATAAATATGAAAAGAAAAAATAACAAAACACTCGTACATACACCGTACGGAACAATACGCCTCGCACGAAAGGATGAGCAGCGATTCAAAAAGACGGTCATGCAGCTGCAGCGAATCACAGACTCGCTAACACGGAAGGATATAGGCGACTGGAGAAACGCATGGCAGCTGGCAATAAACATCGACAACCCAAACCGCCAACGCCTATACGACATATACCGAGACGTAGAAATCGACCTACACCTCTCAGGATGCATACAGCAGCGAGAGGGATTCGTCATGGCAAGGTCTTTCAAACTCGTCAACGAACACGGAGACGAGGACATAGAAGCCGCTAAATACTTCGACAACGTTTGGTTCAAACAGCTCTTGAAACTCGCACTCGACGCCAACTACTGGGGACACTCGCTCATAGAACTGGGAAATGTCATAGGACAGGAGGGGGCTCTCGCCTACGACGGCGTACGCCTCATTCCGCGCAAGCATGTCATACCGGAATACCACCGCGTCATCACCGACCTCTCGCAGGACTGGCACTCGGGCATCGACTACCACGAGACACCATTCAACGACTGGCTCATCGAGGTGGGACAGCCAGACAGCCTCGGACTCTACCTCAAAGCGGCAACGCAGACGATACCCAAAAAGAACGCACTGGCGTTCTGGGACACTTTCGCCGAGATATTCGGAATGCCTATGCGTATCGCACGAACCACCACACGGGACGAGAAGGAGAGAAGAATACTCGAAGAGATGCTCGAAAAGTCGGGAACTGCTGGATATATGCTCGCTGACCAGGGAACGGAACTCGAGTTCGTCGAGTCTTCCAAGGGCGACGCCTTCAACGTCTATGACAGACGCATCGACAGAGCTAACTCCGAACTATCCAAACTCATCATCGGACAGACAATGACCATAGAGGACGGCTCCAGCCTCTCACAGTCTGAAACACACCTCGAGGTCTTCCAGAACCTCGTCGAGGCGGACTGCGACAACCTGCGAGACATCGTCAATAACCAACTCCTGCCACGAATGATACGACACGGATTCCCACTCAAAGGCATCCGCTTCGAATGGGACTACAGCGTCGACTACACGCCAGAGCAGCAGGCGGCATACGAGCAACTCGTACTCGACAACTACGAGGTCGACCCAGCATACTTCCAGGAGAAATACAATATGCCCGTAGGCGAAAGAAGACAACAGGGATTACTAGGAAATCCGGATAGTCCGACTAACCACCAGCAAAACTCCCTCCCTATGGGGGAGGGACGGGGAGGGGCTTCACCTTTTTTCGACTGAGCCCCTCCCACTATGAGGGGCTGCACAAACGCTATGCCCAATGGCTCGGCGGTTCTGTATGTTGCGATGCCATCGCAACCTTCGCCCGGGAAGAAGAAATCCGCCAACAGCTCACCAGCCTCTTCAATGGCATGATGAAAGCCCTCTTCAAAGAAAAGGGCGCAAACCTCCGCATCGATATCCTCACCGAACAGCCGGCACAGGACTTCATCAATGCGCATGCTGCAGCACTCGACTCCAGCTTCCAGCAGGTCTCCATGTCTGAGGCCATGCGACAGCGACTCCAGCGTTCCGACTACATCTTCTCTGGCATCAAGACCTTCCACGAACTCAATGAGGCATTCCCGTCATTGCTCGATTCTAACGGCAATAGAAAGCCGTTCGAACAGTTCCTCAACGACGTTCAAAAAATCGACCAGACATACAACCAGAACTACCTGCGCGCGGAATACAACTTCGTCCACGCATCGGCAACAATGGCGGCTAAGTGGGAGGAGTTCCAGGAAGACGGCGACCGATACAACCTACAGTACCGAACGGCAAACGACGACCGCGTGCGTCCCGAACATGCTGCACTCGACCGCGTCACACTCCCCATGTCTGACCCCTTCTGGGCGGAATACTACCCACCAAACGGATGGAACTGCCGCTGCACCGTCGTACAGGTCCGCAAGTCCAAATACCCTGAGACACCACACGACGAAGCAATGGCACTCGGAGAGGAGGCTACAGGAAAGGACACAAAGGGCATCTTCCACTTCAATCCAGGAATACAGCAAAAGGCCGTTCCAGACTACAACCCATACACCATACGTCGATGCCGTGACTGCGACATTGCCAAAGGGAAAGCAACATTAGCTTTCGTACCCGAAAACGAACTATGTGCAGCGTGCCGGCTAATCCATCAAATGGAAAAGGACAAAGAACCATCGCCAAGCACACGTTCACGAGTAAAGAGAGCTCAAAAGGATTTGACAAATTGGTATAAACAAGAACTGCCACACGTCATGGATGGAAAGTTCCCTGCGAGGCGTTTTGAAAGAGACACGAAAGATGGGATAAGGGTAATTATCAATAGAAATTTTTATGATGAGACTATAAACAAGCATCAAGAGGATATTCTTTATTCTTTGAAATTAGCCTATGCAAAAAAAGCCCACGAGTTAATCTCTGATGCGGAACTGACAAATCCAAACGAACCGAGTTCAGACCATCCAGGGCAAATATTCAGGGTTTATGAATATATAGACGACTGCTATCGGGTGGAAATGAAGGTCAGATGCAACAGGGACGGCAACTTCATGCACATTATAAGAGTATATAAAAAATAAAAGCGTTATTTCCGTCACCTCCCCAGTGTGTCTCATGCTGAGCATGGACGTGGGATAACTTGAAAAACGCCTTTATTTGTTTGCAAAGATACAAAAAAATCCGTTACTTCCAACAAAAGTAGCGGATTTTTTTCATTCTAAGGCTGTTTTTCTTGCTTTATAGGCTTTTTATCGCCACGCACTGGTAGGTTTCTATGTTCTCAATAATCTCCTCGTGGTTGTGGTTGGTGCTGCTTCCCACAAGGTCAAACTCCAGAAACGTCTTGCCTCTCCTGCAAGCCAACTGCTGGTGTATTGCCTCCAGTAAGTCGAACACCTTCAGGCTCTGTTCACGGAACTCACTGTCTGCAGAACTGCTGCCCTGCCAGTCCGTCACCACATGAAGGTGCACTATGGGCTCGGCACGGTACTCCGCTCCTGGCTGTATGGCGTTCCACTGGATGGGCTGGAACTCCACGAACACCGCCGGACGCTCCCAGTTCTCTTCCTGCTCTATGAACTCCACGTTGTGGTTCCACAGGTCGATGTGCTTGATGGCACGTTCCCAGCCTTCAGGAACGTCGTCTTCAGTTTCTGCTACACCGTAGTCACCTTCTGGTGTCGCATATAGTTTGGAGAGTTGCTCTATGAGCATCTGATATACTTCTTTTCTCATTTCTCGTGTATTTCAAAATTGATGGATTCTTCAATATATCCGCTCAGGTTCTCCTCGATGATGGTCCGCACCGCTTGCTCCACCTCCGGGCTGGTACCGAGGAAACGACGGCGCGGGATCTTGATGGTGGTACCGGCTTTCTTCAGTGCCATAAACTTCCAGAACTCGGCTTCGTCGCTCAGTTGCACCGTCCGTTTGTCATTTCGCCGGCTGCCGTCTTTCTTGCGTCCAAAGGAGCCGGTCGCCTCGTAGTATTTGTGCCAGAAGTATTTCTTCATCCGTGTGGTCACTACTATCTCGCCACCCTCATTGTGAATGGCTGCGTAGGGCAGGTCAGTGTAGAATGTGATGCTGTTCTCGGTCGTCCGGCTCTGGATGCTGCGGCGCAACTGACCCGTATCGACGAGGATATGACCGTCTGGACGCATCGGGCTACGCCTGCGCTGCCATGCCTCGCTAAAGAATGCCTCACGCTCAAAGTTCTGGTCGAACTCGTCGGACATCTCCACTTGTATGTCCTTAAGGATTCTTCTTAAAATAGCCAGGGTCTCTGATTTCATCTTCGGGGAATAATAGCTCAGGGAACAAAAAGCCCTCTGCCGAAAGCGACGAACGCTCCTCGAACAGAGGATTGGACGATGCCTTCAGCAGATTGTAGAAGGTACGCTCGCAGATGCCGTATCGAGGATATACATAACGCTTCCAGATCTCACGGTTAGGCAGACCTGTCTTAACGTAGGTGTCGTATATCTGGTTTATGTCGGCTACGCGCTTCGCATAACTCTTGCCTTTACACTTCTTCGATCCCATGATGCTTTATTAGACTTATCGGGGTTCTGTATGTTGCGATGCCATCGCAACAATCACTTCTCTCCTTTATACGGACGAATGTCAAGTGTCATACGGCAACTGACATACACCCGGCCGCTGCCCTCACAGTGAGGACAACAGACTTGTTCCTTAAATAACTTGCCGACTGTCAGCTTGCCTGTGCCGCGACACTCACGGCACAAGGCAATCTTCTCAGGCTTACTCACTTTCTTTTCCATAATCTATAACCTTTCGCTCGGCTCCGCCGCTTGGCCTCGCCAAGAATGTTCAAAGTCAATCCGCCTCCTCCTTCTTGGGCTCAACATAGAAGGTCTCCTCTTGCACCACCTGGATGCCGCACACAGCCATCGCCTCCGGCATCTTCACCGTACGAGGGTCGCCGGTCGGAGTGTCGTAAACCTCAACCTCCTCCAGCTCACGGTCGGCAAGTATCTTGTCCTTAGCAATATCCTCCGACTGGCGGATATAGGTCATGGGCAGGAACTTCTTCACCAGCGTCAGCGCACTCGCCCAGGTGAAGCCCTTCAGGGTCTTCAGCTTCGGCGTGCCGGTCCTGAAGCCGATGGTGCCATGTGCCATGTCGAGGCTCTTCTTCTTCACGAACAGCTCGGCCTGGTTCTCGGTGGCGAAACTCTGAAGCACGTCGAAGGCATTGTCCCTCTCTGCGCCCAGAACTGTCAGTTTGTCGGCGTACTTCTCACGGATCTTGGCGCACTGCAGTTCTATCTCTGCATTGATCTTCTGAATCTGTGCGTCACTCTTCGCATAGGTTGCGAAGGCTTCATCGGCGGCCTCTCGGCTCACACCGCTGATAATGGTCTTTTTCTGTCTTCCCATTGTCTTGTTGTTTATTGGTTATTACTTGGAGTTGTATAGCAGGGGCAACGTTCAATAGTTTCCTGCTTGCATATACTGCGGTAGCCGCAGGTCATTGTGCCGCATTGCTTTGATGCCTCACTGTCTGGACGCTCATTCGCAGGGATGTCCTTCTCCACGCAGATGTGCTTGCCGCCTGCCAGTATCAACTTCACGCAGTTGGCACCCTTTGCGTCGTTTTCACAGGTCTCGCACTTTGGGACGTCGGTGTAGATTACACGACTACCCTGTAAATCACTCATGTTCTTAATCTCATGTTTCATGTTTTAATTGTCTGATTGATTGTTATTACTTTGGTGAACTGTTATCTTAAGCATTACCCATCGCTGCCAATGGGATCACAACTCCTCCCCTCGGGGAGGTTGGGAGGGGGCTTCTCAACCCGCCCTTCCCCAGAATGGCACGCATCTTCACCTGCAGCGCGTCGAGGTCTTTCACGCCCAGCTGCGCGAACGCCTTGCCGGCAATCTTAGGGTTCCTGCAGAAGTCATTGATGCGCTGCCAGTCAGTGGTATCTACACCGGCCTTCTGCATCAGCTTCAGACACAGGCTGCGCTTCTTCTTCAACTGCTCCTTCCAGCCTGTACGCTCTTCCAGAGAGGAGCACATGGCATCGTACTCCTTACGCGTCATTTCCCTCAGATGGGTCGTCCTACCGTCGGTGAAACTCCACACAAGGGACTCCTTTGCCTCGTCACGGTCTACAGTGTAAAGCCGACCGAGCAAAGCATAGAAGCGGTGGTAATTGCTAACCTCTTTCATACGCGCATCGTCCTGATGGAACTCTCATAATACACGGTCAGACCGCACGTGCTCGCAATGTCATGCTCAAGCTTCGCGCCCTTTGACTCCTCCCAGCCGTCCATCATACAGATGGCATCGCAATCCAGCAGCATCTTCAAATCCTCTTTCATGTGCAAACGCCAGTCGGCACTGTCGCCAACACCACGGCGGTGAAGCACATTCTCAAAAGGATTCACACTCTCGAAACCGCAGAGCTCACAAAACTCGGCAGTAGCCTTGAAAGCGGCCTTCCGCTCCTCCATGTCATGGTGCGATATCGCACCGCTGATGTAAACTTTCTTGCTCATTGTCTCGCTATTTTATTGTTTTACTATGTTCACTTTCTCGGCGGCTCGAAGGTAGTTGAGTATTCTCGCTGCATACAGAGGGTCGGTGGTCTCTATCACACGGCAGCCCTTGGTCTTGGCCATCCGTAGGGTGAGGTCGCACTTGCCGCTGTACATCCAGTCGTCAATCACCATCCCGACATTGTCGCCTTTCACTAATAACTGGTACTTATCCATAGCCTCATACGTTATTGGTTGTTCTTAACACGCCTTCTTCCCATACTACGAAACTGTTGCCGGCATCGGGATTGAAACGCCCTTGGCAATAGGCTCGGAAACCTTGCACTCTGACCTTCACGTCTGCCAGATAGCGGAGCCTTCGTGCTGGCTTGCCTGTCGGCTGTCCTTTTTCTTCCTGGCTGATGAAGATGAAGCATTTTTTCGGGAACATCTTCACGAGTGTCTCGGTCTCTGGATAGCCCCAATATGCCAACTGGAAAGAGTCCACGATGATAAACTTCGCGCTATGCCTTTTCTTCAGTCGTGCTGTCAAGTCATCCAAAGTGTCATTCGGAACGACTCTGAACCAGCCTTGTCGTTTGTCAAGGTCAAACCGCAGCATACGCTCTTGGAAACTCTGGTTCAAGCCTTCCTCGTAACTCAGGTAGAGCACCTGCCCGTAGTGGGTCAGTTCGTAGGCCAGTTGCATCACGAAAGAACTTTTGCCGCTGGCAGACGCGCCGCTGATAAACCAGGTGGCACGTTCCTCCGGCAAACCGAAGGCTTCTTCCCACCTGCCACCCCACGGCAGCGTCTTGTAGGTCTTCTTGGCTATTTCTTTCGGACTGTAGGCTCGTTTCATTTCTTTGGCTCCTTTTCTTTTCTGATAGATACAACTTTGTACTTCAAAAAGCCCCGAATGATATTGGGATATTTGTGTATTGGGCAGGGGCTCCCTACCTCAACCAGCCAAAGCGGAATATAGGCATCCTTCCATATTTCATTTTGAAACGGACCGGCTTCCTCGACAAGCCCTCCTTCGTTCACCCGTAACCAGAGAAGGTCCTGCCCAACATCTTCTAAGTTTATTCTTGTTATCATATCAGGCTCCTTTCTTTAGTTTCTCAATCTCCGTATAGACTCGCCTCAAACCGCCTTGGCTCCGTCGCACAATCTGACCGATATCGGTCCCCTCAGGTGCATTCACCTTCGCAACAACTCGAGCCTGCTCCAGCAGGAACGCCTTGCGGTCGTCTTCATGGTCAGGGGTCACACGGCTGTACTTGCCGCCATAGCGTGAGAAGATTTCGGCATAGCCCACCTTCTGGTTCTCCACCATCCTGTCGATCTTAGCCCTCAGACCGTCGGCGCCCATCATATACCACCCACAGCACATCTCGGTGGCGTTCCACAGGGCTTTCAGTTCCAGGAAGGCCTCATACTGCAGGTCGCCGGCTTCGTCTAAGACCACCAGCGGACGCTCCATCGAGCGAAGGTAGTAAACCAAGTCCTCGTAGGTGTCCTGATACTTGCCGGTGGCGCCCACACCAAACTCCTTGGCGATCTTCCGCACCAGCGCACGCTTCGTCTTCACCTGACTGCAGTCGATATAAGCGGCATTCCGGTGCTCTTTCACATACCAACGGGCTGTGTAGGTCTTGCCGATATTGGGCAGGTCGCACAAAATCACGCTCAGGCTTCGCTCCTGACAAGCCTCCAGCTGTGTGGTGATATAGTCGAAGGTCGCGGTCCTTGCACCCTTCCACTCGATAGAGTCGCGCAGGTTCACGTCCAGACGGCGGGCAATGTTCACCCAGTTGGCATCACTCAGAGCCTTATCCGTCTGACCCTTCTTCAACATGTTGTACACGCTTGCACTGATGCCCAACGCTGCCGCGTGTTTCGCATCGCTGGGATAGTTCTGGCGGTTGGCGGCTATCGCCTCCAGTATCCGCTGTTTCTGCCAATCTTTAATCATATTCTAACGGCGTTTTAATACTACTATAATCTTATTCAATTCCTTAGAATATCTAGGCTGCCTAGAATATCTAGAATATCTAGAACATCTAGAATATCTAGAATCGCCTATCCTATATATCTCCTATCGGGTCAAAATGCCCATTAACCTCATTAAACCCATCAGACACTTGTCCCGTCTCTTGAGATGCCATCGCAACTACCTCCAGTTCCTCAGGTTCCGTATGCTGCGACGGTGTCGCAGAACTCTTCATCACACCCAACTCCTCGATAGCATTCTCCTTCACCCACTTACCGAACTTCGCAATCTTCTTGCGCTGCTCGATATAGTTCACGGTGTCCTCCTCGGTCTGCTCGGCCATCACACGGTTGTAGGTCTGCACACGCTCGCAGGTGTCAATATACTTGTCACCCTGGAACAGGTATATCTCCTCAGGAAGCACAGGCTCCTCCCCTCGGGGAGGTTGGGAGGGGGTCAAATAGTAGGCGGTCACCTGGTAGTCATTCGGCCTGAGCTTCTCCAGCACACTTGTGTCACTCAGCCACCAGTCCTCGTAGCAAACCCTCACCGTCGAGTTCCTCCTGATACTGGTCTCCACTCGCTCACCGATATAGCGCGCCAGCGTCAGCTTGTCAAGGGGACGCAGCGTCGGATTGATGCGCTCACACAGAACGTCCCACCTGGTCATGCCGGGGAACTTCTTCTGGTTGGGGTGCAGCTGGTGGTTCCACTCATAACTGTCACGTCGGTCTTCTGCCACCAGCTGGTCCCAACTGAAGTATTCCTTGTCTTCGTAGAGTTCGTTGGTCTCGTCGCTCACTTTCTTGTACTCCTGGCGCCACTTGCCCTTGCCGTAGAAACGGCCAATGCCCTCGTGGTTCTTATGGATCACACTGCGCTTCTTCGCACCGTTCAATGGCTCGGCATACTTCTCCTGTGAGTTCTGGGGGGCGCAGAAGTGAACGAATGGGAAAGCGACACCGGCTTGCAGGAAACCGTCTTTGTACTGGGTCATCAAGTGGTTCTCCACCTCGATACCTGCAGGCATTCCCCAACCTTGCTTCTCGATCAGACGGAACATGTCGCGGAAGCAATCTACCACCAGACCTTCGTCCTTCTTACGGGCGTAACTGGCACCGACAACGCACTGGCTCACTACGTCGTAGGCATAGTAGGCATGGACGCGCTGCTTCGTGTCCTTCAGCTTTCTCGTCAGGTCCACGTCGTCCATCGTAATCTGTGACAAAGAGAAGTCACCGCCGTGACGGTGAACGTGTGGCATCTGCTCGTGCATGAACGTGGTCCAGCTCATAAGCGAATGCTCTATCAAGGTCTTGTTGGCTGGCTTGTTCAGGTAGTTCGCAATGGTGCTCTCGCTCAGTTCCTTCGGCTCACCTGTCCGCTTATCCACAAAGTCATCGGGATTCATCAGCTCACCGGTCTTTGGGTCGTAAACGTCCAGTTCACCACACACGAACATATTGTACATTTCCGCAATGTTCGTGTTGAAGGGCTTGTTGGGCAGTATAGCCAGACCGAGTATCAGACGTTCGGTCTTCATGTCCACCTTCCTCGCGCTCTGGTTGCCGAACTTGCCGCTGATAAGACAGACGTAGCCCTCCTTCTTGTACTCGTTCACCTTCTGACGGAAACGCAACGTACTCGCCGGCAACGTGTGGCCGTACTCTTCACGCAGGGCTTCAATGGCTTTCGCCATCTGCTCCCAGTTGTACTTGCCGCCAAACAGCTTCTGGGCGGTGGCTGCACGCTCATACAACTTGATGCAAGTGTTCAGCACCGAGGCGTTCACCACATACTCCCTGATCTTCTCAGGAGGCAGGTCCCAACCGGCTTGCTCACGGCTGTGGAAAAAACACATCGCCTGCTGGTCAACCTCATAGTTCGAGCACACCCAACCCTTCAGATGGGTCAGGTCACCGTCGGGATAGAGGGCTTGGACCTTGGCTCTGTAGTCGCGCGGAAGACTTTCAACGGCAACAAGCGCATACTGACCAACAGCACCACCGCCACGGCGCACCACGTCGATGCGCTTACGGTTCACCCAGTTCTGGTAGTTGGATTGGCTTACAATACCACCGTCCACCAATTCCCTGGCGCTTATGCACAACCTGTTTCCGTAATACTCCATAATCAATACTGTTTAATGTCCCCTATGTTGCGATGTCATCGCAACCTTAAAACACACTTGATGCGCTCATACAGCGGCACCATCAGAATGAAATAAACCACTCCCGCCGCTGCCTCAGCCACGGTCATCTCTTCTGCACTCCAAGCAAAGCTCAGCACAAACCACATGCACACCAAGCCAAGTACCAAGGCAACCGACATCTTCAATGTCTCTGAATAAATCTTCTTCATAACTCCACCTTATTAATGTTATGTATGTCGCTATGCCATAGCGACCCCTTATCTACTACCTATCTCCATACCGCCATACTGCGACTTCGCAACATGACGAATCCGACGGGCAAGGTCAGTGTCCTTCTTGAAGTTCAACGCCTTGCTCACCATCTCACGGGTGCAGTGCATCGATGCAGCCAACTTCACCGCATCACCACGATCCATTACAATCCTCTTCTTCATAATCTGTTTCTCCTTATTTTTAATAATGTATTTCTTGCATTTGTCGCTTTTTTTTCGTACCTTTGTACCGCGTTCACAATTTAAACACGCCGCAAAGATAGTGATTTCTCACGAAACCACCAAATAAAAATCGAAATAAATCACGATATATGGCAAAAAATAACGAAACAGCCGCAACAATTCACGATAGAATAGCCCTTTGTGTTCAAAAATACGGAGAGGGTAAAAATACTGTATTTGCTGAGAAATTAGGAGTTAGCGAAGGAAATATCCGCGGATATATTAAAGGTGTTGTTCCTAAAGCAGATGTTTTGGAGAATATCGTGAGAACTTACGATATTTCACCTGAATGGCTCTTGACAGGTAGGGGAGATATCGCTATAAGTGATTTCTCACGAAACCACCAAATAAAAATCGAAAAAAATGATGAAGAGGACTCTCATTTTATAGCAAAACCCGCAAAAGACTCTAAAGAAGGCATCCCACTCATACCTCTCAGCGCAATGGCAGGGGCACTCAAAGGGGAACAAACAGTGCTCGAGTATGAGTGCGAGCGGTATGTGGTACCAGCATTCACAGGGGCAGACTTCCTCATGCCCGTAAAGGGAGACAGCATGAGCCCAACATATCTCTCCGGAGACATCGTGGCATGCCAGAGAGTACCCATGAGCGACATCTTCTTCCAATGGAACAAACCATACGTCCTCGACACCAAACAGGGCGCCATCATCAAACGCATCAAACCAGGATCCGACAAACAACACGTCCTCATCGTGTCAGACAACACACAATACGACCCCTTCGAGCTCACATACTCCGAAATCTATGCCGTCGCACTCGTCATCGGAATCATCCGCCTCGAATAGTTTACTTATCAAAATATTCTGTAACATGTCAAAACCTAAAAAAATCATACTTAGGGCTTTCAAAGTAGAAAATAACGATCCCAATTACGGGAAAAGTCCGATCCTTAATTTGCTTGGGACAAAACTTGAGAATAGCCAAATGGCGGAGGAAAGGCGAATCTTGCTCAATCAAGATGATCCTAATGAGGAATCTGACTTGATTGCTGATTTTGACGTCTCTCGCAAAGATGTGTTTATATTTGGAACTATGATAAGGGTAATGGCATCGAAAGGTACTCCCAATCTTCCCGACGACTTATTCAATCAAAAGAAAATTCCTTTTAATAATCTAAGCAAATTGGAACTGAAAGAGAAATTTATCTATAAATCTCATTTCTATTTTGCTACTGATGGAAACTTCCTAATAGTTAACCTCCCTTCAAATAGAACAATAACGGCATTTCAAGCATATATAAATGAATACCTAAAAGCAGAAAGGAAAAAACATCTATTTGAGTTCACTCCCCTGATTGTCGCAACGCCCGATACCAAAGTGTCCAACATCAAGACCATTAAATTTAGGGACTCTGAAGTAAGGTTGCCGGCAAAGGAAAACACTTCTGTTTCACAAAGTTCATTTAGAGCAAAAGTGAAGAATTTTAAGGAGGAACTGCTAAGAGAACTGCTTGGCGATGCCCCTGATTTTGATAAAATATTAGAAGAAGATTTGGTTTCTGCAGAACTTTTAATTAAATTTGCATCGAAAAAGACTGATGACCCACAAAAGTATTTGGGAGCAATATTAAAACCTATTGCCGATACTGATAACATTGAAATAAAAACCAATTCAGGAGGAACCATTAAAGGATCCACTTTGCAAAAGACAAAAGAGGTTGAAATAAGTATTACAGAATCTGATATGATTTCTGAACCGGAATTGTTCCAAGCCATGGAGACTTTCCTGAATGAATTGAATAATTGACATGAAACCGGTTTACATATATGCCGTCTGCATAGTGATAACAATTGTCTTATCTGTGCTTTTCCCTGATTTCCATATTGGGGAAAGTGCAGCTAATACTTTGTATTCGATCACCGGCATTATGTTTTCTATCGGCTTAAGTCTGACAGTCATTTCAAATACTGCAGGAGTAAAAAATAAAGATACGAAAAAAAGCATCAGGAGAGACATTAAAACAACAAGAAACCATTTCATTGTGTCTTTTTTGTTGGCATCTGTCACTTTCTTCATGTATCTTGTAATTCCTCCACTGAACCTGTCTTTTTTGAACAGAAGTTGTGGTATATTAGTCATCCAAGGGGTGTTCATTGCATACTTTGTATATAACTTTATCAATATACAAAAATTCAATGAGCGAATCGAAGACGCTACTACAAGTATTTAAAAACTGCCACGGCAAAGGACTGTAGGCGCACTCCCGCTTTCTCATGGTTAGGTATGTCGCGATGCCATCGCGACCCATCGAAACGTCCCCTCCACGCACCCTCCATGTACCCCGTGGGGTACCTCCCCCCCCCCTTTTTTCGCACCCCAAACACCAGAAACCCCCATAAACAGGGACTTTCCGCAATAAAACACCCCCTTGAAACTTGCACGAAAAGTGTCAGTTTCCTATACTTATCCCCCTTTTTTTGGCTCGTTCCCCCCCCTCTATACGGTATGCTCGGGCAAGAGTTTTGAATATCCAGTTTTCCGAAAATGAATATCCAGTTTGAATAACCACCTGAATATCCACCTCCCATTTTCCGCCTTTCATTAGCCATCCTTCCCATTCATCTCATCACTCCCACAAATCCCATTTAAATGCCATGCCAACAACGTTCCAACATAGGCGCAACGCAGCCCCACAGACGCCCGAAACGCCCGCAGACAAAGGATTTACCCACCCACAAACAAAAAAGGCCACACGCGTAAACGTGCAGCCCTCTCTGCGTCAATCGTATGTCGTATCAACGTAAACGAATTAACCCCAAATGTAAACCAAATGTAAACCTATGTAAACATTTCGTTTTGTGTCGACCTCACAGCCTCAACCCTCGCAACCCCTTGTAAATAAACGCCTTTCGGTGCTTTCCGTCCCCTCTCTCCCTTATACGCTTCGTTCTGTGCCCCATACTCCAATTGCAATTAATTCTTCATATAATTGTTTGGTAGGAATACGAAAATCACCAGCTAAACAAACATGTCTATCTTTTAGCGGATTGGGTAAATTTGTCTGTGCAAATAAATCTAATTGTTGATTATTCAT